AACGTCGAATATCAAGAAGCTCCTTGAGTCGTTCATCCTCAACAATCAACGTTGCTGTTTCAACATCGGTCACAAGCCTGATTGGCGTATATCCACGCAGCCGAAGGGTCTTAGCCATGTAGTACAGAGTTTCGTACTTATCCGCGCCTACTTGATCCCAGCAGTCGCTACCGGAAAGCGTGAGGTTCATCGGCAGCTCATAGTCGATGAATCGGTCTATACCGTCGCCAACGAAACGGAGCAGACCTGTCAGCATTAAGTTTCTGACCTCTAACTCTACCAAGTTGTCGATAGATTCCATGCAGAACAGCATATCGTCATCGGTGAAATACCGAGCCCGTTCCGCAGGGGTACGAAGACTATAGACGTTCTCACCGGGAAGCCGCTTTTTAAGCTGCTCTAGCGTCAGGACAATCTTTTCCTGAGCTTTCGGTGTCGTGATCTCGCGTGTCTGGAACGGCGTCCGTTCGGTAGCCCTGACCTCAAGGCGTTCTCCGACGTAACGCGCACGTCCACTACCCTTGAAAACCTCGTCATACTCAAAGGTCTCCGTCACCGAATATTCGCTTCCGCTGATGAATGTGTTTCGGAAGTATGACCAAAGCGGCTCTTGGTACTGAACAGCCTCAAGCTGTTGTCTCGTTGTATATCCTGGGATTAAATATTCCTCGTTTGCCATTAATTACACCTCCCCAAATTGTACGAACGGTGCTTTGACCATAGGCTTGATGTCGATCTGCTTTTGCAGTGCGTTCTTGATTATCGCATCCTGGTTTGCTGGAAGGATATCTCCCCAGATGATCGCGTTCTCGTTAAACTCGCCCGTCCAAGCGACAGCGGCTGGTGTATCTTCGTCTAGTGTGATTTCGTCCTCAAAATCCAGAAGGACACAATCAATCTCAGTCGTCGATGCAGTTGGTAGCGATGCCGTTACGCGGTCATCAGCCACGACCAGCACCATTCCTCTTTGAACCGTAGCCCCCGTTGGAAGGATGACTGGCTTGCGATTCTGGAAGATCATATTGTCGGCGTAGAGATTATCAATCGAAGAACGTCCGACAATGCTCTGCATATTCTTAGCCATGTTTCTCGACCTCCTTCATGTTCCCCCGCGCGGCTGCAAGTCGCCGGAATTGTTCCGCCCCGTCCTGATTCGTGGCATTCCCTCTCTGGGGATTTCCTATACGGTTAAGCGGGGCTGCGTCACGCCGCAAAGCCGCCAGGTGCGCTGTGTTTCCAGTCTGGTGCGGAGGGTTTGCGGACAGTGCCGTCAAAACCCAGTTGTTTGCTGCTTCGACGGATGTTCCGTTTGCCTTAAATTGATCCATAGCCGCTGCAAACTGCGGGAAGTTACGTGCGTGTTTGTCTAGCGCAGCGATCCTTGCCCGTTCACGTCGTACAGCAACAATGACATCCTCTTCTTCGTCCGGATTGGGATAGTCTTCATTTCCGGGCCCCATATCTTCAGACCCATCACTAGATAACTCGCTGGTATCAACAGTGAGTTCCGCTCCACAATTCGGGCAGATCGAATCCAGTTCCACGACCGTGGAGTCGACGTCAATCGTATATGTCTCGTCGCATTCGGGACACGTGATATCGACAGGGGTGGTGGCTTCCATCCTGTGTCTAGCCACAGGTTTCTTTGCGACCTTCCTTGTTTTTGCCCTGGCCTGTGTGACTACACCGCCACCGTCAGATGGTTCTACTGAGCCCTCTGGATCTGAGTCGTACTCATACTCACCACCGCAATGGGTGCAGGTAATTTTCCATATCTCATTGACGAAACTGGCCCGCATCTCCACAACGTCATCCATAGGGACAGCAACGGTCGCATCCTCCGATGGGTCAGGGGTGACGATCTGCGTTGCGGTATCAAGTTCATTGACCCCCTGGCAATATGGACACTCAGTAGAAATAATCTGAGCCTTGAACTTTCCGCGCTTTCCCGTCTGCTTTTTTTGGGTTTTTGCTGTTCTTGCCACTGGCTTACCTCCTTCTAGCACCGTTAGTTTCGGCGCATCCTTGTATATCGAAAGGTCAATTTCCCGACCTCGGGACACATAAACATTTGGTCTGACCATTGCGACTGCCTCAATTGGGGATTTCTCCGTTGGCGTTATCGCGTCGCAGAAACCAAGCTCAATCGCCTGTTCTGCATTAAGCCAAGATCCGCTTCCTTCGTTAGCATCAAGCAATGCATAAATCTCCTGATCCGACAATCCTGTCTTTTCGGTGTAAGCACGGATCGCCACGGCACTTACCCGGTCAAGTTCGTTTATGATATTTTGACAGTCGGTTTTGTTAAGTAGTCCAAAGAAAATGAACGTCATCACATTGTGAATCATGAACATCGACGCGTTGCCGATATAGACATTGTCCCCTGCACACGCGATGAGCGTAGCTGCAGAAGCGGCCAAGCCGTCTACGTAGACGTTGACGGTTTCTTTGCGCTGTTTCAGTAGCTCATAGATTGCAAGAGCGGAGAAAACGGATCCGCCCTCAGAGAATATCCGGCAATTAATTTCCGAAATATCACCTAGCGCATTGAGTGCCTTGACCATCTCGGCTGGGGTCACGTCGGTATCGTCCCACTTCTCCTCGCAGATTAGCCCATATAGGTACAAATCCGCGGCGGTCGATCCGTCCTCCGTAGTAGCAGCTTGGATATTCCAGTAATTATTAGGCTTCGTCTTCGGCATCTAGATTTCCCTCCGTTTCCCTAGAGTCGCTTGTGCGTAACGGCGTTCTATCCCACTTATTATTATCGATCATGCCCTGCTCTCTCGCTAACTGGACTACATTTTGGGCAAAATCTGCTCCGTACTTTGCGGCGATATCGCTGTATGTCATTGCTCCCAACCCAAGCGCTGCTGCGTAACCATCTGCCTCAGCTTTGGGATCAATCTGCAAGTCAGCCGGGCCAGCCCACTTCGCCATGCAGTATGCTCTTCTCATAAGCGGATCGCTAAAAAATCCCGGAGCCTCAACATAACCACACGCGACCATGTTTTCCAGAAACGCTTCCCATACAGGCTGGCAGAAATCGTATATCAGCCAATCACGCTGTACCCTTACATTGGCGTTGAACATATTCATTGCCGCTCTGCTTGCACTGAACGTCGTGGAGAACATCATCACGACCATTTCAAACGGGAGACCAAGTGCCGCCCCGATCGTCTTAAGGATATGGTCAACGAAAGGACCAAACCCGGATGATGGATGTGTAACGCCTACCGGGACGATATCATCACCTGGGGCTAGGAACCCGATTGTTCCAGCGCCCATCTGGATCATGCCGTGTTGCTCGTAGAACTCCTGGCGTGGATCGGAATTAGCACCCGGCGACCATTCTCCGATTGCTCTATCTGGCATTTCCGTCTTGACGGCAGCAGTAAAGAGGGCTTGAACCAAGGCAGCCTGCAGTTCGGCTTTAATGAATCGGTCTAGGATTTTTACATTCTCCACGATGGGGGATAAGGCTGGAACCCCGCGCCTCTGACCAGGTCGTAGGCTACGCATAATGTGGAGCATATTGCGTCGTCCCGTTTCTTCCCCATACACAGGAATCCTCTGCCATGCCTGTTTTGTATAATTACGACTTTTAGGGAGGGTATTTCTCTTTTCCAGTGGGTGCTTTACTGCGACATAATATGCAATAATTTCCCCACTAAGCCCAACGCCAACGCCGCCGAATATGTCCTCATTGTCGCTGTCTATTCCAAGCTTGTCATATTCCGATTTGTCTGGGTTGCACACGCAATCAGCCTCTATGACTTGTATTCGTAGATTGACCAGAGATCGACGGCCAGGAGAATCTAGATGAGGCAAAGCCACGAATACGTCTCCGGATTCCAACACCGATCGATGGACGAGTTGTTGAATCTCGTAGAAATTATCGCGTCGCCTGATGTCAGCGTCCTTGGATTCAGCAAACGCCTCCCAGAGCTGTAGCACGTTGCTTTTCCATTGATCAGCTTGCTCGTCGGTCATTCCCAGGGTTTTGGCATCTGGCGTAGGTTCAGGGATTAATCCCGGCCCGACGACGTTGGTATTAATCGTGTTGATCATCCCCGCTACAACGGGAGCATTAAGAACAAGATCACGACACCGCTGGCGAACAGTATCTAAGTGTTCGGTTATGTCGTCGTCGCTTGATCCGCCCCACCAAGACCAACCATCCAGAGATGGAGATGTGAGACTTGCCGCGCCATTGCTCAAGCCGCTAGCAAGATACTGATTATTCAGACCGCTTGTGAGCGGCTTTCCGTGCATATCCACGATGGGGTTTTTCGCTGGGTACTCGGATGTTCGCATTAATCCACCACAACAATCCGCCTGAATTTCGGGGCTACGGACCCCTCTAACCTGGCTATCTCGTCATTGATCAGCTTTAAATCAGCTCTTGTGAGCTGACGGCTGCCGATGCGGTATGACTGCGCTCCCGTGACTATTGCAATCCGGGCTGCTTTAAGCGCTTCTAGATATTTCTTGTCGTCGTCAGACAAAACAAATGGCACCGACTACACCTCCATCGCTGCCAATGTTATCATGTTATGTTTATTTATGCAACCAAATAATGCTAATTATGTATATTAATGTATTTCAATGTGTTTCAATGCATTCTTATGCATTTGTCATTGTTTTACACTGCTGTATATCTATTTGCGTTTAACTGTGTATTTATGCGATTGCCTATGGTCATTGGCGTGACCGCCCTCGGAGGCTGTGACCGGATCGGCTCTTCTGGCAAGTCCCGCACCCATGGAGCCTGCTCTGCGATTCCGTCCAGGTCGACGCGACTGATGATAAGCGCTGCACTTGCATAATTACGTGCATCTAGTGGCTCATTCCTAGCGCCCGGTTGTAGTTGCCATTCGTAGCGGTGACCGCGCTGGAATCCCTCCTTCGTGGTCAGCTTGACCGATACCTTCTTCTCAGATGCTAACCCAGCAAAATACCGTTCGTCATATCCACGGACGCGCTCATAAACGCCTAATGCATCGGACATCCCGCCACGAGGGAAACGGCAATATCCGGGACCTGGATCTTCGACACGGAGCCGTGCCGCAAGTTCGTCTTTTCCGGTATCGACGCCTAGATTGAAGCCTGTCGCTGATGCTACTTTCGTTCGGAATGTCTGTTTGAGATCAACGAACAGCTTCCCAAACCCAGACACCCCGCGAATCGGCCAAACGTTCCACGCCATCCGTGCTTTGCAGTACGCTGCTGTCTGGTCAGGAGCCCCTTCGCCGCCACCGTAGTCAACGCAAGTGCAGACCACCGGGACAGGAACGCCATTCTCGTATCGGTATGCGCTGCGGATCACATTATCAAGCAGTCCCCATACAGCAGAACCAGGAACACGCGGGTCTCCTGGAAGTATCCCATATTCAATACCCCAGCTCTCACGACCAGGACCCCAGCCGACTACTTCGTATTCAAGTCGGTTGTTCTGTACATCGACCCCGATGGTCAGTGCGCATACGCCATCCGGGATAAGGCACGGGTCAGCGTTCATTGCGTTATCCATGAAATAGACTTCCCTACGCTTCATCAAACCGACCTCGTCTACCTGTTCCCCGCGCACCTCCCACGTTTCGCCTAGGTATGTATTGATAAATGCTTGTAGTTTTTCGTTGTTTCCCGCATTCGACTCCCTGACCGCCTCACGCCATTTGGTAATAATAAATTCCCATGACAAAAACGGGGAATACAGAGCGCTGAGGTGGAAGCCGGGGTATTCTCCATCCGGGTTTTCCTCAACCCACATCCCTGTTTCACCCCAGTTATGTTTCCACTCCTTCTCCGTGTGCATACATCCGCACGCGTAGCAAGTATGGGTAGCCGTATCATGGTTTACCATCTGCCAGTCTAGTTTCTGCATCTCCCCACATGACGGGCATGGCAATTGAAAATACTGCATGGTCGAATGCTGGAATTGTGCTTCTATGACCGACTGCCCTTTGATCTTAGGCGTAGAGAGTATGATCACTTTCCGTCCGCGCCCGACATAGGTCAGCGTCCGATTTTCGGCGAGGGTTACATAGTCGCCCTCACGGATCTCAATCTCACCGTCTGCTTCGTCGATGATGGCGATCTTCGCCGTATCCACACGCATGGCGTTGGGCGAGTTCGCTCCAACCAGCGTCAACGAACCTCCTGGGAACATCTTGAGGAAGATAGTATTCTCCGTGTCGCGGCTTCTCTTTTCGGCAACCAGCCCACGGATCGGCTTGCAGTCACGGATGAACGTATCTAGGTTTTTCTTGCTGAATTTCTTGGCGTTTTCGGCAGTTGGATAAACGAGGAATATCGGGCATGGGTCGTTCTGTATGTGCCAGCCGATCACGTTTAATACGGCGCTGTATGTACACCCCAACCTAGCCGCTTTCATGATGACGACCTTTTCTACGCGCGGATTCTGTATTGCCTCCATCACGCCCTTATTGTACGGCGTAAAATCTGTTCGCCATGGACCCGGTTCAGACGTTACGTCAGCACCAAGCCATACATTCCTGTCTGCCCATGCCCAGATCGGCTCATTGGATATCGGTGCAAGACCAACATTTAGATCCCTACTGATAATGCTGATGAGGTTTTCAACCCTCGTCTTCTTCGTCGTATTCGTCCCCATATATTATGTCACCGCCATCATCATCCATGGTATCATCCTCAAGATATTCAGGATTTCTAGAAAAGAAATCATCGGCGTTGTATTGCCGACATAGGGTTGCCAGTTCCACAGAAAGCGTCCGTAATTTGTCAGCGGCGGCTTCCCTGTCCGGCAGCATCACGAACCTATCCGCGTGTGCTTCAAGTCCAAACATCCGGATTCGTAATATTCCGATCACATCGTTGAAGACCCTGCGTACGTCATCCGTGCTGTGGGCGCGTCCCTCTGCTAGTTCCGCCTCTGCTTGCAGCTTTCTGTTTGTCATTTCAGCTTTAATCAGACTCGCTTGATCAAGTGCGTCTTTCGATGACCTTCCATCCGCTTTCATCCGGTAATGCTGCATCAGCTTGTGGAGTGTAACTTGAGCATCATACATCCTCCCGACTTTGCCATCGTTCGGCGCTTCTGATTGGATGATACCTTCCTGCGTTAGTTGCTGTATTCGCCTGACTGTTACCCCAACGTATTTTGCTATTTCCTCAACCCGCACAAGACGTTTTCCGTCATCCATCCTGCATCACCCGGCTTTCAGCAAACTCGGACTCAATTTCGCTGAACGTCCTGCCCGGTGTGTTCTCTCCAGCGACGAATTGTTGTGTCGATATACCGTGGCTCTAATTCACAGCCGTAGAAAGTCTGCCCCATTTCCTCACTGGCTAGCAGAGTTGATCCGCTGCCCATAAACGGGTCGTACACACCTTCGGCAAAATCTGTATTGTCTAGGATCATTTTCAACAACCCGACCGGCTTCTGCGTTGGGTGAAGCTCGTTTTTCGTCCGGCTGTGCTGTATGACATTCCCATACCCCTTGTGGGGATCCCACTTAGGCTTTCCATTCGTCGCATACATGACCAGTTCTGATTGGGATCTCCACCCATTCCCGACTCCAGGGCTTTTCTTGTCCCATACGATCATACTACGCATCGCGAAACCCTTCGATTCGATGATATCGAACAGCACGTTCCACATCCTAAAATCGGTGAATATGTAGCAATGGATAACCGTGAACTGTTCAAGCATATTCTTGATAAGGTTCATATACCCTTTTGTACTCAGCTTGTCGTTGACTACGTGGATATTGTCATGGTCTCTTTTTGTCTTACCAACGCTTCCCGCATTACGTCCAGACTCCTGGAATCCGCCGCTACAATAGGGTGGATCCGTCAGCAGGATTTCCGGTCTTGCACCTTCTAGAAGCATCTCTACGGTAGCTTGGTCTGTGCAATCGCCGCATACGACCCGATGTCTCCCTAATTGCCATACTTGCCCTTTTTTTGCTACTGGTATTGTGGCATTATCCAGCTCATCGCTACCTTCGCTTTCCTCCATGTCTGTATCGCCAAGTTCATCATCGATATCAGCTGCATAAATGGCAGCCTTAATCGATGGAGACACTCCTAATTCAACACCAACAAACCCACTATCTTCGTCTCCAAGCGTGTCGATATACGAGACTAACTCGCCAACACTAAACCCTATCGTTGACACGTCATATTCATCATTTGCCAGTGTTTGTAATTCCACGGCTAGAAGTTCCTCGTCCCATTCGCTGTCTAGCGATAACCGATTATCGGCAAGTCTGTATGCTTGTGCTTGTTCTTCTGTTAGATTTGCCAAATAGATACACGGAACATATTCCATGCCAAGATATTCTGCCGCTAACACTCGCCCATGCCCTGCAATAATTTCTTTATCAGCGGTTATAAGCACCGGCTGAGTCCAGCCATATTCTAGTATACTACGAGCTATTTTTCTGACGTTTGCCCTGCTGTGCAGTCGTGCGTTGTTAGCATAAGGCAGTAGTTCAGAAACTTTGACGTTCTCTATACTCGATGGCGTTTGTATATCTGGCACAAGAATCCTCCCTTCTGTAGCGAAATATGGTAATTAATTCCAGCAACTAGGCGAAAGTCGGGCGCTTTTGCCACCCGCATCGATCAAATCGCCCTGGAGTACCTAGAAAATATTAACAGGGGAATTATTACAAAATCACACATGATGAACATGATGTGTTAGATGCATTATATGCACTATATGTGTAAATCGTCAAGAGTGCGGGAGGGTGAAGGATGAGTTAGGAGGGTAAAAATTTTACCCTCCTGCAGGAAAACCGTTGATACCATTGGGTTTAGGCAAGGTGCAGGAGGCACAGGAGGGTAAATCCACCCCTACGTGTATAAAAAAATGAATGCACATGAATTACCCACAAGGGGATAGTCATATTTTTTCTATACGCGCGTACGATAGTTTACCCTCCTGCATATGTGCGATATTTGTTGATATATATAGGATTATAGGGATTATTTACCCTCCTGTTACTATCCTGTTAGTATCCCTTTATCCTCCTTCATCCTCCTGCAAAAGAGAGAGAATATAAAGTGAATCATCGCAAATATGGAAGAAAAAGACACATAATGCAAAGATAGACATAAAAATAAAGCCTAGTTGACATTACTACGCAACTGGTATAGCATATACACACATCATGCACATTATGCATAATAGGAATGAAATGCATATAGTGTGTGAAATACATAGGAGGTGAACGACGCACATGAATGCAGAGGATTTTAGAGTAGCGTTGGCAAGACTGAATATGTCCCAGGTCGATATGGCGCGTTACTTAGGCGTATCCAAAACAACGATATCAAAATGGGCAAGGGGAACAGGAAAAATCCACCGCATGGCAGAGCTGGCAGTTGAAGCCCGTCTCAGAGAACATGAGAAGGGAGCGCATCATAATGCAGGAACCGCAGATAGGGAATGCGAGCTGGAGCCCATCTGCGAGTGATGCTCTACCGCGTTCGTCTAATTTATTTGACAATGTTCCGGATGTCTTAAAACAGCGAGATAATTGGCTATGTTGGAAGAGCGAAGAACGTGGAAAGAATAAAACTAAAGTTCCATATAACGCGAGGACAGGACGAAGGGCAGACGTAACAAAACCAGTTAGTTGGTCAAGTTTCGACGTAGCGTGTGCCGCAGCGCCAGGTTATGACGGCATTGGATACGTTTTCGACGGAACCGGAATAGTTGGCATCGATCTTGATAAAGTCATAGACGAAAATGGTAAATTATCGCCAGAAGCAGAAGATATTGTCAAGCGTCTGTCGAGCTACACCGAAGTTACGCCGTCAGGAACAGGATTACACATATTGGTTTTTGCAGACGCTGATTTTGATCGAAATCGGCGCGGCTTTATCGAAATATATAAGAATGCACGATATTTCACAGTTACCGGGAATATCTGGGGCGGTCGGGCTGAGATATCCCTACGTAATGAAGAAATCAACGGCGTATACAAGGATTACCTCGCCGTGGATAACAGTGAAACCGCAACGGAGCAATGGCAAAGCGACGCGCAACCTGGCGACACTGCGCAAAGCTGGATGGACGACGACAAGGATGACCTTGCTTACCTAGCTATCGGACTTGAGAAAGACGACCTACTCCGAAGGTATTACAACGGCGATCGTCCTTCTGGAGACGAATCGGCGGATGACAGCGGCTTCATTACCAAGCTGGCTTACTGGTGTAACCTAAATGTCGCCTTGATTCGATCCACGTTTCTTGAGAGCCCGTATTTCCAGCAGAAGGACGAAGAACATAAGGAAAAATGGACTAAACGGAACGACTACGCCGAACGGACAATCAAGTTCGTAGTCAATTCAACGCCAACCACAGCACGAGCCGAAGACAGCAGATGGAAGTCTGCCCGTTACGTAGGCAACGGGCAAGATGTAGTTACAAACGACAACACGCCCACACAAGGTCATGGGTTCGAGGAGTTTACCGACGTCGGGGACGCTCTCCGTGTATATAGGCTGCACGGTGAGGACATACGATTTATGCCTAGCATCGATGCTTACGTTCTATGGACGAACGGGAAATGGGAGATACAGCCTAATTTGACCAAGGTTGTCCCATTCGCGCTCTCACTGGCAGCTGATGTTAGGGCAGAACGAGATGCCCTTGAGGCACGGCTAGATATGGCGAATATGAGCGAGCCTGAAAAGAAGAAATGGGAAAAGATCGATGAAGCGTATGAAAAACACGCCAAGAAAGTACAGGGATATTCAACACTGAGGAATATCATCTCCATACTCAAGTCGGATAAACGGATAGAGATCCAGCAAGACGCTCTTGACGCAGATCCTTGGCTGCTGAACTGCCGGAATGGCACTCTTGACTTGAGGACGGGTGAATTTCGTGAACACAAGAAGAGCGATTACATTACGAAGATGGTCTCAACGGAATATGACCAGGATGCACAATGCCCTCTGTGGGAATCTACTCTAAAGCGTTTTCTCCCGGACGCATCCGTTAGGGACTACTTCCAAAAAGCCGTTGGATATTCCCTTACCGGCGATATGCGCGAGCGCTGCCTAGACATATGCCACGGGACGGGGAAGAACGGAAAATCCACCATCGTGGATACCATAAGGAAAATTATGGGCGAATATGGAGCGCAAGCAGATAAATGGGTGTTCTTCGACAGGGGAAATGACGGCGACGCAACGAACGGGCTAGCACGGCTCAGAGGATGCCGTTTCGTAGCCGCTCCGGAGACGAAGGAAGGCGCGAGACTGTCCGTCGACCTGATTAAGCAGATAACTGGTGGCGAAGCAGTGGCTTGCCGTTTCCTGTTCCAGGAGTATTTTGAGTACCAGCCAGCCATGAAGATATGGATCACCACAAACCATAGACCGCGTATCACGGATACAAATAAGGCGATCTGGGACAGGGTCAGGCTCATCCCGTTCAACGTAACGATCCCGGACGATGAGGTGGACGACACAATGGCTCAGAAACTGACAGCCGAATACCCTGGTATCCTAAACTGGATGATTGAGGGATGCTTGAAATGGCAGGAAGAAGGACTTGAGCCGCCCATGGTCGTAGCCGATGCGATCCGTGAATACCGGGAGTCAGAAGACCCGGTTCGGATGTTCCTCAATGAGCGGTGCGATCTCGTGACTTTTGGAGAGATAAAGGCTGCAGAGTTTTTTAACGGCTACAAAGCATGGTGTGACAACAATGGGGTTAAGCACCTCAGCAACAAGTATTTCTCCCAACGTGTTCTTGAAATAGAGGACTCCGGAATCGTTCGTAAGGAGAATCGATTCGGCTCGTTCGAGTACCATGGGGTACAGTGGAGAGACGGTGACCCCGACGACCAGGACTATGGGCTGTA